CCAGGGCCGCCGCTGGGGCGTCCGCCGGCGGAGCTGCTACTGCCGGCGCCGGGGCTGGTGCGGGCGCGACCTCGGGCGTCTGGGGCGCCGCCGGCGCTGCTGCCGGCGCCGGGGCTGGCGCGGACGCCGCCTCGGGTGCCGCCTCGGGTGCCGCCTGGACGGGTGGCTTCGGCGGTGGCTGCGCTTTCGCTGGCGCCTCGAAGACGGGGAGTGCCTGGCAGCGGCAGACGTCCGCCGAGCCAGGGTGCCCGGTGTCCTTCGGACCGCCGCCGCCGCCCATCGGGGGGCTGGCGTAGCTCTGGCGGGTCTTGTGCAGCTTGCGGTGCCAGGCCCGGGTGTGCTCGTCGCTGACCGCGTGCCAGATGTACTCGGTGATGCCGAGCTTCTCGTGGCGCTCCTGCGTGACGGCGGCATTGATGCGGATCACCTGACCGACGGCGACGCGCTTGGCTTTCTCCTTGCTGAGGCCGAGCTGCTCCTGCAGCTCGGCGGCCAGCTCCTCGCCGCGCAGGCCCTGGCTCACGGCCTTCTCGACGAGAGGCGTGATGCGATCCGCCATCGACTGGCTGATGGCCTTGAGCTCGCGCTCGGTCCGCTTGGCGTGCTTGAGCACGTTGGCGGCGGACAGCTCCGGCACCTTGATGGCGAGAGACTTGTCGTCGTCGTTCGGTCGCACCGCACGCAGCGACCGCCGCAGCTGCGCGGCGTTCTGGTTGGCCACCTCGCCGACCAGCTTCTTCGCGTCCTCGAGGCCGAAGTCGTTGGCGGCTGCGAGCTTCTTCGCGAGCGCCGCGTGATCGGTGTCCCCGGGCGCGTCCTTGGTCAGCTCCTTCGCGAGTGCCTTCACCTCCGCCACGGCCGCCGCTGCGATGCGATCGAAGAGAGCCTCGATGCGTTTGCCGAACGCGATTTCGAGCTGCAGCGGTTGGGCGTGCGGCTTGCCGATGACTAGCTTGCGGCGGAGCGGGCGAGCATCAAGCGTCAGGGTCGGTCGGTGCGGGCTCGGACTGTGCGGGCTCGGCCGGGGCGGCAAAGCCAGTCGTACCGATGGGACGCCAGAGCTTGCGCCAGACGGGCTGACCATCGGGGCCCGGCTCGAAATCGCGCACCCGTTCGATGCCGCACTTCGTGCAGCGATTGACGATGCCATGCTCACAGCGATCGACTCCGTGCTCCATCATCTTCGCGGCGAGACGAGCAATGGTCTCGTCGATAGCGGGCTCGTCGAGCGCATCATCCTCGGTGTCGACTTCGCCGCTCGCGTCACCGACCGGCGCAGTGTCGGTCACGCCAGGCACAGTCCCGGGCGCTTCAATCTTGCCTTCGACTTCGCCGCCCGCTTCGCCCTTCGCTGCGGTCCGAGCTTCGAACTCTGCGACGGACATCGCACCCTCTTCGAGGATGGGCCACGCCGGGAGGCCGCGCTGCGCTCGCGCCTCGTTGACCGTGACGAGCGCCGCTTGTTGCGTCGGAGCAAGCTCGATGCCGCCATCGTCGCCCGCGCCGCCTGCGCCCGTCTCCGCGCTCATGCCCTCGGCGGTCTCGAGCGCAGCGATGTCTTCGGGCGTGACGAGCGGCTGCTGCTCGGTGTCGCCGGTGAACCTGGCCTGCGCGACCTGCGATGGCTTCAACACCTGCATGTCGACATAGACCTGGTCGGTCTGCGCGTTGACGTTTCTGATCTCGGCTTCTTCGCGCGGCGTCGGCGCCCACTGGCTCGGGAACTTCACCGACCAGGTCGAGGGCTCGACGCCGGAGGTGGGTCCGTTGCTCGCGTTGAAGATGACCCGGATGATTTTCTCGAGCGCCGGGGTGAAGACCTCGCGCTTCTCGGTCTCGACCTGCGAGCCCCAGTTACGGAGATCACTTTCGCCCGTCGCATTCATCCCGGCCGGCGACTGCCCGAGCAGTACCGTGACCGGCATGACGGCAGCAGCTGCGATGCGGATCGCGAACTTGTCGAGGATGCCGTCGATGCCGCTGACATTGATCTGGCTGCGGACGAAGTCTTCTTCGTCGGCGTCCACCGCGATGCCTCGGACCGTCGAGCGCACGCGATCCATGAGACGCATGCGCGCCTCGATGATGGCCTCTTTGCCCGAGAGCAAGAGATCGGCGAGGCCCTTCCACTTGTAGACGTTCTGGTTGGCGTCGCCGAGCATCGACAGGACGATGGCGTAGGCGGCCTGGAACTGTTGGATCGCCTTCATCGGGCGGATGAGAACGCTCGACCCCCAGCCGTTGTTCTGCGCCCGCTTGCGATTGGTGGTGTCGACCCCGTTCATGACGACGAGGCGCGTCTCGTGGATGATGACCGACGGCGCGGTCGCGACGCTGCGGATCGGGGTCAGCCGGTAGTGCGAGACCTCCCCGAATTTCGGGCTCAGCGGGTCGTCGTAGTACCGCCAGGGCTGCAGCTCGTCCCGCTCGTAGGGCTGCAGGAAATGCACGCGCCCGCCGTACTGTAGCGGCGACTCCTGCGGTCCGTCATCGCTGCCGATGTAGAGCCCGGCGCCGCCAAAGAGGCGAGCCCACTTGCGGGTGCGGATGACCTGCTGCTGGACGCGGAGCGCGTCCATCGTGTCGAGCATCGCCTCGGACTGGTCGGGCTCGAGGTTTTCCTCGAGGCGCCAGCCGCGCTCGAACGCTGCCGATGGCAGAGCGTCGACGATGCGAGCCGAGATGTCGTCGACCTCGTACAGCTCCGAGAGGTAGTGGGTGGTCCAGAGCCGATCGGTGCCGGGGATGAAGATGAAGCCGGCGGACTTGTCCTCGAGGCCGCCGACGCCCGACACGGGATTGACCCAGCTGTCTTGCGTCTGAACGGGCGGGAGTGCGGCTTCGGTATCCACGGTCAGTCGATCGCCTTCTGGAATGGCTCGGTCTGCTCGGTCGCCTTCGGAAACGGCTCGCTGCGGGAGCACGCTTGCAGCGTCGCCCGGCACTCCCGGCAGAGGCCGGTCAGGTAGTGCCGCTGCTCACCGCTCTGCAGACACTTGCACTGGAACGATCGATGCCCGCAGGCGTACAGCCAGACGCCGTGCAGATGGTCGTCCATCAGGGTCTTCTGACCTGAGTGCGGAGGTACTCGAGCATCTTGCTGCGCTTCATGCACAGCATCATGTAGGCGCCGCTCGTTGCATCGACGCGATCGTCGTGCGAGCCCTCGGGGAACTGTTCGAGCTCGCTCAAGAAGTCGAGCACCCAGTCTCCGGCCAACACATCGACGTTACCGTTCGACGCCTGCGCGCTGAACGGACCGAAGCGCTGCACCTTGTCGCCGGTGGGCGCGAAGGTCTCGACGATGAAGCCGTGCAGGAGCCGCGTGAAGTGGCTCATCTGGAACTTGCCGGCTTGCCCCGGGTCTTGTTCCAGCCCGACCTTGACGAGATCGGTATCGGCCTGCGCGGTCTGCAGGGTGCGCGCCTCGACCTCTGCGGGCTCGCCGCGGTAGTGGTCGCAGTGCTCGACGAGGATGCGCCCGTTCGCGCGCAGCGACATGCGGACCCCGGCGGTCCAGTCCGGATCCTGCTTGTTGCTCTTCTTCTCGGTGCCGGCGAAATCCCAATAGCGGACCGTCGCGACGATGTCGTTCGGGCGCTCGCTGAGGATGTTGACCCAGGAGCGCTTGAAGTATTGGCCGCGGCCCGGTCGTACGAGCCAGTTGCCGTGCTTCAGCTGCGCACGGGTGACCGGATCGAGGTCGTCGAGCTGGTGCTCGTAGCCCGTGCCGGCGAGCTGCGGCGTGTCCTTGAGTGCGGCGGGGATGAAGCAGCGCGCTCTCGCGCTATGCGTTCCCGCCGGGACTTCGATCTCTTCCTCTTGCCCCTCGAGTTTGAGGAACCAGCGAATCTCGCCGGGCTTCGCCGGGTTGGGGTACTCGGGGTCGAGCCACGCGGCCCAGCGCTTGAAGACCCACTCGTGCCCCTTGTCGCCCGGGTTGGTCGCGGAGCGGACCCGGATCGGGATCCCCTTGCTGCTGCGCAGGCGCGAGAGCAGGTAGGTGTAACAGAATCGGCTGTAGCTCGTCAGCTCGTCGAAGCCGGCGAACTGATACTCGGCACTCTTGTGCGCGAGCGCATCGCTATCGGCGTCGAGGTAGCTGAGCCAGACCCGGGCGCCGGACGGGAAGTTCCAGCAGAAGTCTCCGCCATGCCACTTGGCCCCGAACGCTGGCTCGTAGACTTCGTGCGTGCGCTCGACCAGCGTGCGCTTCAGCTCGGCGAACGTGTTGCGGAAGAGGATCGCCCGGAAGTGCCGGAGGTGCACCCAGCGCAGCGGCGCCGCGGCGAGACCTTCGCTCTTGCCGCCGCCCGCCTGGCCACCGTACATGACCTCGTAGCAGGGCGAGGCCAGGAACCGCGTCTGCGGTCCTGGGTTCGGCTTCCAGATGACCGGCGCGTCGCTAGGCTCCCTCGGGCTCTGCGCCATCGCCCGGCTCCTCGCGATCCTGCAGCTGCTCGCGAGCCCGGTCCTCTGGGTCTTCGTCCTCCGGAGGCAGCAACACTACGCCGCTCTGTCGCGTCTCGATGGGACCGCCATCGGGTCCGCTATGGACGAGGTGCTGCCGCTCGCCCCAGCGATCGGGGCGCTTTCGCGCGAGGCGCCAGGCCGCTGCACGCCAGTCCCCTGCTTCGGCTGCCTTGCTGACCCGCTGGTTGTCGAGCGCCTCGGCATGGGCCTCGGCCTTCTCGAGGTCCTCGGCGAACTTGATGTACGCGGCATTGCGTCGGCCGCCTTGGGAGGAGCGATGCAGCCAATTGCGGAGCGTCTTCGGGGTGATGCCGACCGCTGCGCAGGAGGTCTCGCGATAGTTCCCCGCTCGGACCAGGGCCACAATCTTCGTCGAGATCTCTTCGGTGAGCTTCGTCGGTCGAGGCATTTACGTGGGCCCGAGCGCTCGCGAAAATTCGGGAGCCTCGCGCGCGCGGGCTTTGGGAAAAAACTCCGCCGAACGACGGAGCGTCGGGATGGTTTCGAACCGCCCTTCTCGTCACGAGGTGACGCGCATCAACCGACAATGCTTCCGACGCGGAGACCCCGAGAACAGCAGCTGCACACCACTGCCCCCGGGGCCGTAAGGCTGGCGCTGGGACCCGATGACGATCCACGGCGTGTCGCACGAATGGACGGTCTGGAGGGCCGGCCCCTCGCGATCTATAGCCGACGGGCCGGATGAAAAGCCTAGGGCGCCGCGCAGCGCGCGAGAGCGCTGGCCCCGGTCGAGCACCGCGGGTGTCCGGGCGCACGCGTCGCGGGGCGCAGAGGCACCAGCGCGCCAGGCGCGGGGCTCGCCTGCAGCGTCAGCGCTGGGCAACCGGTGGAGCGCAGCGGGGTGCGGGCGCACGCGTCCTGGGGGCGCGCGCCGCGGCCGCGGCCCTAGCTCACCGAGCTTCGACGAAGCCAGCGCGGGTGCGGCCGAGCTTCGCGAAGAGTCCATCGCGCAGCGTGCCAGCAATCGCTCGCATCATCATGGGCGGGACTGCATTGCCGAGCCGCGCCCACTGCTTGGCGTAGGAGCCGGCGAGGAAGTAGTCGGCCGGGAAGCTGCAGATCATTTTGCACTCGTCGATGGTGAATCGGCGCGGCTCTTTGGGGTGCGCGAACATGCCCGCGTTCGTGAGGATGGCCGGCGCAGGCTGGCCCGGTGCCGGGCAGATCAGCCGCTGCGAATCGCCGAACTGTCGGGACTGTCGCAGCGCCCGATCGGCCCACTGACGCTCGAGCTTCGGCGAGAGTGCGGTGTCGCGCTCGTAGATGTGCAGCTCGCGGATCCCCTGGGCGACGATGGCAGGGCACGGCCGATTGGTGACCTCGCCCATGCTGTAGCCCGGGTTCCCGGTATCGTGCACCACGCGATCGATGACCTTGAACTTACTGGCTTCGGTGACCGCCGACAGAATGCACGGGCAGGGCTTCTCGAGCACCTGCTCCTTCGGGGCGAACTGGCCGCTCGAGATCTGCGACACCTTCAAGAGGCCCGGCAGCACGTCGCGCAGCGTGTACTGGTAGGGCAGCGGCTTCGGGAACTCTGGCTCGAAGCCGATGTCCTTGCGCACGCCGCAGAAGATGGCCCGCTGCCGGGTCTGCGGAACGCCGAGCCACTGCGCGTCGAGCACCTTGCAGCGCACCGCATAGCCAGCCCCTTCGAGTGCCCGCATGATCTCCTTGAAGAAGCCCAGCGCAAAGCCGCGCGTCAGGCCAGAGACGTTCTCGGCAACGAAGGCGCGCGGGCGTTC